GCTATGTTAAATATAATTATAATCAAAAATCTTATTAAGTCAGTAGGGGACAAATCGGCTACATAATACTTGCTAAAAGCCAATGTGAAATATACCGTATCTGCTACTGTGTGATCGAAACCACATAGCACAAATATGGGAATTGCAAAAAGCAACCCAATTATACTTGAATGTTTTTTATAATAGTCAACTCCTATGTAGATTAACACACCACAGAAAAAAGATGAAAACATTAAAGAATCTACATCTAAACTGCTTTTTATAGCCCATATTTCTTTTGCTTTTAAGCAAGCGTTTTCATCGAAAGACAGCAAAACTGAGAAAAACATTGAATAAAACAAATTCGTGATTATCGTAATCAAGTAATTAGGAATTTGCTTTATAGTTATATATCCGGCTTGTCCTGTGAACAGATTTAAATTGTATTTGCATATTACTATTAACCCAAAAGAGAACATAAAAGCCCCTATATAACGATTTTCACAAAGTAAATTGCAATAAGCAACAATAGTAATTAGCAAAGAAGCTACAATGCTCTTGTAGTAATTGTTGGCTATATTATGTAATTTATTCATTTTTAACCCTTTGTTGTACTTCCAAAACCGCCATTTCTTATACCGTCTGCCCTATCATCATCGGTAATAAAAAACTGAGTTATAATACCCTGTGCAATACCGTCACCTTTATTGATTGTGACAGTTTTATTGTCTCTTGTATCATTTGTAATCTTGATGAATATATGCCCTTCATTGTCTGAATTGCTATAGTCGCTGTCTATAATTCCCACAGTATTGTCAAGCTGAACCCTGTACTTGAAACCAAGTCCTGAACGTGGGTATATAGCTAAAAACTTATCTTTGTCGAGTAACACTCTAATACCAGTGGGGAACTTAATGGTTTCTCCCGGTTCAAGCGTAAACGTAAAAGGTGCGAAAAAATCATACCCTGCTGATCCTATTGTGGCTCTTTTAGGAATTTTGATGTCATTATACTCATCAAACAAATCAATATCGCCACCAATTGCCTTTACATATTCTATATAACTTACTTTTTCAAATTTATTCATTGTTGTTATCCTCACTTTCTTCCTTGCCTATTACTTTGAATTTAACTTTGTTTATAGGATGATTTTCGTAACAATAAGCGCCTAATGTGCCATTGGGAATGTGATATTTGATTTTTGTCCAGTCGGGTAAATTATCACTTGTGCAATTTTCAAACACAATCTCAACCCAATTATCAAAATCTCCAAATTCAGTTAGAAAAATATCCCCATACTCCATTTCAGAGTATGATTTAATTATAGGTGTATCAAATTTTATTATCTTCATTTGTCTCCGTTTCTGCCATCTTGCATATTTCGTTGTAAATTTCTCGCCAATCGTTGCAACGTATTATTCCGTATCTCTCATCGTTTATTCCATTATTCCAAGGATAGTTCAACAAAATTTTAGAATAGTTACCGTCAATCAAGTTATTCTCATAATCGTCTACAAGAACATCTAATTCACTTAAAAGTTGTTTCGTGTGTATCATTACTAAATTTCTTTTAATGTCTATAAACGGGAAATTTCTTGATAGCCAACTAAACTTCTTTGCAATATTTGAAGGGTCTGTAGCTGTAACGAATATTATTCTATGCCCATCTTCAATAAGTTTCTGAATGAAATTTCTGCAATTGTCGATAAGAGAAATCTGTTTCCAGACTCTCTTATCAGCAAATAAAGCGGTTATTTTATCAGAATATTTACTATCAACCCAACGCTCTATGTAATACGATTTTATATCAGACAGTTTTACGTTCTGCCCGGTATCTTCGTTAAAAACCTTAAGCAACATTTCGGCAAGATTGTTAATAACATTATCAATATCTATACCAACATTTAAGTGTTTCATATTCCTCCTTAATATAATTCGTATTCAATATCCATAGTTTCGGAATTGATAATCGTAACTTCTCGCCAACCTCTTGATTTTAACTTCTCTGCTTTTGAAATAGCTTTATTGAAATCTCTTTTAGATGTGATAAATTCTTCATCTGATTCTTTGTTCCGCTTACCTAATATATTGTACATTTTGCTTTAATCACTCCTTAGTCGCAGTGTAATACCACTGAATTTGTTTGTAATGACTTCTGAACATCAATTACTCTTTGATTTTTGCTACCTCTCCATTTTAATGTGATGTCTCTCTGTTCGTCTATATATCTACCATCTACAAGAACATCACAATATTTGAGGATTTCTTTACGGGCAACACTTGCATCGTCCTCAATCGTTGGATTAATTATTTCTTCCCAAGTGTAGCCTGTGTATATCCATACTGTTTTTTGTGGAAATAAAACAGTGATTTTATTTAGAAAATTTAGCACTTCTATTACGTTATTTTCATTGAGAGGATCACCACCTGTTAATGTTATTCCAGAAATATAGTCAAATTTTAAATCTACCAACAATTCTTCAACTGCATTCTCGTCAAATTTTATGCCACTATTTTTGTCCCAAGTTTGTGGGTTTTGACAACCTTTGCAATGGTGGCTACAGCCTGAGAGCCAAAGAACAACTCTCAGACCATCACCATTGTTTTGATCGGGACAAGTGATGTTATGATAATTTATAATACCACTTCACCTTTCCTTTTTACATAGATACTCTGTCTTTGATTTCAGCATTTTTTGCTTTATTATATCTTGTTTCCCCATGAACTCTAGTAAATCCTAAATCCTTAATACCCTTACTTTCGTAATATTTAAATTGGGAGTAGACTATACAATCATATTTGGGATAGACTTGTATTTTTTACTTTTGTTCCATAATCTTGTAAAATTTCTTGTTTATAATATCTGTGTCTTTGGGGATAAAACTGATTGCCATTTCATACAATTTGGCGTTATTTTTTGATGGAATGTATATATCGTTTCTCTTGATGCCGATGACGTGTGTATTATTTATTCCGTATTCATCAAACTTTGAACATATATCTTCAAGATCTTCTACTGTAAGATTTCCTCCTGAGATGCAAAAATTACCTGCCTTAGAATGATTAGAAAACCAACCGTCATCTAGCATAAACATAATCAATCCTCTGTAGTCTAATTTTGAGATTGTGTTGGGAATGCTTAAATTGTTATATGTAATAAATGTTGGACTTGTTTTTGTTGAAAAGCCGTAAGGCTGTTGCTGATTATACCCACTCATTTTTATTTTATATAGTCCTCTTTTTGCAACGATGTTTTTTCCAAGTACATTCATTTTCCATTCTAAGTATTGCTTTTCATCTTCAGCATGATTTTCTCGGTAATAATAATTTTTTAATCCATTTTTCTTGAAATTACCATCGCCTAATTTTCCACTTAAAAGGATTTGTTCTTGCAAATCGTTAAGAATGAAAACTGGGTTTTGTTTATCTGTCAATTTATATCTTTTTCTAACTTCGTATACTTGATTAAGAGTTACTCCTACAATTTTTGAAATCTCTACGCAGTTATATTTGTTAAATAGTGAAATTACATTTTCTGTTTGCTCTTTTGTAATGCGTTTTGTGTTACTAATAGAATTTCCTTTCTGCTATCCCAAATATGTTGTTATTATAGTCGTTGAACGTTCTCCATCAGCGTTACCTGTTAAGGAGCTTCGATGCGTTTGAGTGACTTGCACACTCGGTTATCCCTATCCTAATTACTTTTTATGGTTTCTATCAATTAAGACTATAAATTACAAACTTGCACCGCTTTCAAGCATGCCGTTTCCAGCTTCTTTGTAGCGAATTAGGGTTATGGGGACTTTCCCGCAATTTAAACAATTTTACATGGACTATTTAGTTGTTTAATCCATTCATTCTATCTATTTTAGTAATCATAGAGCTTCCGCATTTAGGACAAATATCCATTTCAACCTGCTGATAACCGCAGTCTTCGCAATAACACATTGCAAGATTAACGCCTTCATAGAAGCCTTTATCCATTGCTCTAAGGATTAATGTTTTAATAGCTTCTTTGTTGTAACCGAGATTGTAACGGCAATACTGAATTTTGCCTCCATTAAAGTAATTCCAGAATCGTTCTTCTTTATCTTGCTTTTCGATTGGAGACATATTTTCAGAAACATGGCAATGAAAACTGTTGCTTACATATTCTCTATCAGATACATTTTCAACGATTCCATAAATCTTTCTGAACTGTTCAATCTGCAAACCACATAAACTTTCAGCAGGTGTACCGTAAATGGCATATAAAATGTGATCTTCTTCCTTTATTCTTTCAATATAGGACTGTATGTGTTTCATTGTTTCTAAAGCAAATCCGCCATCTTCTCTTATTGACTTTCCATTATACAATCTTTGAAGCTCGTTTAGGGCTGTTATTCCATAACTCATTGTCATAGGGGGCAAAATAGACTTGATTTTATCATTCGGTTTCAAATTGCCACCATATAAACCGCCCTCACAAAAGGCAACCGGGTTCACGCTTGCTCTTAACTGTCCTATGTAATCATAAGTACGCTTATGAAGATTTCTGATTATTTCAAGGTAATAGTCAAGAACGGCATAAAAATCCTTGCCTTCACGCCTTGCCTTTGCAAGGATCATAGGCAAATGTAAAGAAACCACACCTAAATTACAACGACCTTCAAATACAGGCTTATCTTCTTCATCTGCTGGATGCATACCGCCTTTTTCATACCACGGTGACAAGAATGCTCGGCAGCCCATTGGACTTACCACCCTTCCATATTTTTTATACATTTCAGGAACATATCCTTTTCCTGTGAGCGAGAGCCAGTCGGGGTACATCGTTTTACTGCTACAATCTATTCCAGCATTAAAAACGTCTGCATTTGGATATTCTGGACTTCCGTCACCGTGTAAATTCTTGTCATATAAAAAGATTATCTTCGGAAACAGAACAGGTCTCTTAAAACCTTTCTTGCCTTGCCCTTCAGAGTGAACTTTTAAGAGAGAAATCGAAGCCATTTTTCCAAACTTTGAAGTCGCCAATCCTAAAGACATTGAAACAAAAGGATAATCACCCCTAGAGCTACCAACGGAATTTAGCTTCATTTCAATGCCTTGCCATCCCTGTTCAAAATCTCTCTGTAATTTGTCTAAAGCATATTTTTTAATTTTGGGTTTGTATTGGTTTATATCTGACGGAGATACTGTTTCTAATAGTATGCTTGTGTACTCTTTTTTGTATTTTTTATAAGACTTCCGTGCATACGGAACAAGCATTTTATCAACCTCTGGAACTGTAAAACCACCATACTGTTGGGCTGCTGTTGAAAGAATAATATCACCCATTACATCAAAAGCTGTATCAAGATAATTAGGTTCGTTATACCAAAGGTTGCCCATTTCAAAGCCACCTTTCATTACTTTTCCAACACGAAATAAATCACAATTGAAACTGTCTAATCTTGAATTTAAATCATGTATGTAGATATAACCATCTTTTGAAGCCTGCTTTTCATCATAAGTTAAAAAGAACTTTTTATATAATTCTTTACTTAATTCGTTATAGATTAAACTTCTTTTTGTTGCTACTAAAGACGAGTCTGTATTTGCATTGCTTTTATCCCCTATGTATCTAATAGACTGACTTCTTTCGTATACTTTATCCATCATGTGTATAAAGTCTTTTTTGTAATTTCTGTACTCCTTATACATCTTAGCTACTTTTGGGAACTTGTCCTCTAACACAGATTCAACGATGTTGTGCATATCGTATATTTCTGTATCTTCTAAGTCGTTTTCAACTAACTTGTCCCATACTGCATTGCAAATAACTTGATAATCTTCATTTGTTAATGTTATCATAGCCCTTCGTGCAGCTTTGTTACAAGCGTTGATTATCTTTTGCTCGTCATAGTCCTCCAAAGTTCCATCTTTCTTAATTACTTTCAAATCATCACTCCTTTACTTTTCTATTAGTGACAGATAAAATGTCCTTACACTATCTCTAAAATCATCTAACGTACCATTATTCTCAACATAATAGTCATAATTGTAATTTTCAACATTTGCATCTGAAGAATTACTTGTTATGGGCATAATGTTATCATTCTTGATAAATACCGTTATAGCATTGAACTCTTTAACAGCCCGTTCAATTTCGTCAGGTTCTCTTATGTCAAATATAAGAATTTCGCTTTTGGGATAATAAAGTTCATTTATAAAATCATCATAAATACACTTTAAATCTCTGAAAGGAATGTCATTATAATCTGTCAGCAGTTTTTTTAAATCAGATAAAAACTTGCGATCCTTATCTGATTTACCACCACTATACCATCCTGCTTCGCTTGCTCCGTTTCTGACACAATCTATAGACGAATATTTTGAAACCCCTATGTAGTCATTAAGAATTTTCGCAAATTCATCTTTACCGGAACGAGCATAACCGTTAGTTATTATTACTCTTTTCAACTTTTTATTGCATTTCCTCCAAACTTAATATAGAATTACTCAGTTATAGAACCGTCATACTTTTTTGTAATCAACTCAGAATAGGGGAGAGATTCTACCCACTCGCAAAACGTATGCCATTCGTCTAATTTGTGATTTTTTCTTGCGTGATAAATATTTCTTAAAACGGCATAGTTGAGTTGTACTGTTGACCTCTGATTGTAGCTTGACGGAAGTAACTGTATCATCTGATACCACCGCTCTTTGTCTTTTGTTGTCAAAAAATATTCTCGGCAATAATTAAGGTCTTTAATTGTTCTTTTAAGGCTGTTAATCATACCGCCGTAATAAACACCATCTTCACTTTGCCAAGTTCCTAAATGCTCATGAGAGAAGTCATCGAGCGTAAATTCTTTTGAATCTATCTTGTGCATTGTTGAGCATGAATTGCGAACAGTGCCAACCTTGTAGGTGTCAAACTCTTTCCACCAGTAGAGCGGAGCAGTAATGTCACAAGTTACCGTTATCATTCTCATAAACTTTGAATGGTCTGAACCTGCTTTAACAAGATTTTTCATCAGTTTTAAGTCGTTATTCCCGATAGCTCCACTGCACCAAAGTCCGCAATCTCCAATACATACATCATGATCCTTGCAATTGTGAAAACTATCACTTTTATCCCAACTGTTCATCGGATTTCTCATTCCTCGTATGGCTGCTTCAAAGCCATAAATGTCAACGTTTTCTATTTTTATCAACTTTTTTCACCTCATACTGTCCATTCGCTAAATTCGCTTGTAAACTTATCGTCTGATATTTCAAGCGTTACAGGCTTGCTTAAATCAAGACTAAATATACCCATAAGCGATTTGGCATCCACAACGTAACAGTCGCTTCGTAGTATAGTCTTGCAATTAACAGAATTACAAGTTGCGTTGAACAATGCTACATCTGAAACTGTTACCAACTTTATCTGTAGTAAAGCCGACATTTTATCATCTCCCATCTTTTTTACTTAAATCTTTCATACCCATAATCAGCAGGATTTAAGCCATTTTTAATCATTTCTTCTGCTAATTCTCTTCTATAGAAATCATAAATTGATAGGTGAAGTCCATCTGTACTTGCTTTCTTCCCATTGATTTTAACTCTATTGGCTAATTCGGTAGCTACCGTATCTCGATCTTTATCACTAATTGCAAACACTTTTTTAACAGCACCGTCAACAGAAAAATCAATTTTCTTTCGCTTGCAAGAGTTATAATATCTGAGGATTTGTTTTAGGACAAAATCAAGGGAATCCTGTTCTCTAAGGTCAATATAAGATTTAGATGTTAAATGAACTGTAGCTTTTCTATCAACATTATCATAAGCACCCAAGCTAATAAGATAAGGATAATAAGGAATTAGATCCGTCATCTTTTCTATTTTTAATGGCTTATCGTTCTTGCCGATAAATATCTTAACATTGTTCTGTATTTCTTCAAACGTATAGTACGAAGCTACACTGTCATAAAAATCATGTTTCCCCGAAAACCGACTCATTATATCTCTCCATTCTCATACATCTCATTAATAATTTCAGCTAATTCGTCTACAAGTTCAGATGTAAATTCACCTATCATATTTATTACCTTTCTTCTAATTCGTCAGCATACTGACTTATCCAACCTCTATGATTCGTTGTTAAATTACAAATTGCCACTCTATCGTGTCCTCTAAAATGGTTTATGTAGGCAGTAAATCCACTTGTGTTTGGGTTATCTAAATCACACTGTAATTCGTGTCCTATCACAATAACCTTTGCTTTTTTGCCCACTCTGGTTAATATCTTTTTTAACTGTGCTGTAGTACAGTTCTGTGCCTCGTCAATTATCACAACAGCATTATCAAGATTTGAACCACGAAGGAATGTGTCAGTTATACAAGTTATATAGCCTGTCCCATTCTTTTGATTAACCATCGTATCATCGTTAATTGCTATAAAAGAATTTATCCCACAGTTATTGAGAGCTTGATAAAAGGCTTCAAAATAAACGGAACTCTTTTCAGTAATGCTTCCGGGAAGCCATCCCTGCTTTCTTTCTCCATAAGGGGACATAATATAAACAATACTATCAAATACCCCATGCTTAACAAGAATGTCAGATGCGCCCGTTGCTATTGTTGTCTTACCTGTACCAGCTTTAGAATTTACAAAAATAATATCTATGTTTGGATTGATTATTGCATTTGCAAATTCAAGCTGTTCTGAATCAAGTTCTATATCGTAAAACGGTCTGTCATTAAAATTCTTTGGCATTTCACCATAGTATTCTTCAGAAGTATTTTTCTTCTTTGCCATAAACGGACTCCTTAATCTTAAATAATATCATCAAGTCTACAATCTTCCCCAATTATGTAATCGACAAAGCCGTTCTTCTTTGCTTCGTCCGCATACATATACCATTCAACACGGTACTTCTTTGAATATTCCTTTTCGGTTATCTTACTATTGGCTAAGACATAATCCTTGATTCTCTTTTCAACAACATTCTGAAATGCCATCTGATCCTTAATCTTAGCAGACGAACTATATAAGAAGTTTGAGCCATCGTGCATTAAAAACTTTGCATTCTTTGTAGCAAAACGTTTATGCCCCGCAAGATTGATGAGAAACGCCATACTGTACTGATAACCAAGGTTAATTGTATAGACAGGGGTTTCGCTGTTTTTGATTATATCAATGAGTTCAAACCCATCGTCCACATTGCCCCCATTAGATGTGATATAGAGGAGTATCGGAGTTCTATCTTCCTTTTTGATTCCTTTATCTTCTTTGTTAAACTGCATTATATGCTTAACAATTTCTCCGATGGTCTCCTGACATATATCATCGTCAATAAATAATTTTCTCTGCTTTAAATCTTTCAGATAAAAGCAGTCATCAATGCAACAGCTCTTGTCTATGAGCTTGTCTACATCAATGTTGTAATAGTTTGTTGAATGATTCATACAAACCTCCTTCGTTTTTATTTTTTCTAAAATACATTAGGCTTAATTGGGAACAAAAACAAATAGTTTTTCTGTTCTATTTTCGTGTTTATCTATTTTTAAGCTAGTAGTAACCGCCTTTTGCCAGATGCACTTGAAATCATCAGGGGCATTATATTCACTTATATAAACAAAATTGTTTTCACTCATTTTTCTGCACCAGTTCCAGAATTTATCGTAATCAAAAGCACTTGTGTTGTATTTTGTTGTTCCCTGATACGGTGGATCACAGTATATCACTGCATTTTTCAATTCGTTATATTCGTTATTGATATAATTACTACATACAAATTTAATATCTTTTAGATTGGGGACTTGTGTTAATAAGTTTCTAAGTGCCTCATTGGGTATATCACGGGGCGTTTTTTTATCTTCCTTATACCCTCTTGCGTAACCCCCAAAATACTTTGCTCCGAATGTAGCATTAAAACCCACTAAACCTACATAATAATTTGGAAAAAGTGTTTTATTTTCTTTGACTTTGTTGTATTCCTCTTCAGTTATGTGCATTGGGAATTTCCAACCAGATTGAATTGCTTGAAACATTGCAACAAGTTCTTTATGTATATCGTTACCAATTTTGGTGGAGCAATGTATTTTATCGATCATATTTGCTCCTCCTACAAACGGTTCATAGTAAACACTAATATTGTTTTTATCAATAACTTCTTGTAGAATAGGTGCTATATATTTACTAATACGGTTTTTACTTCCTACATACTTAATATTAACATCATCCTTTCTTTCTTCAATAAAACACTTTTTCTATTCACAATTATTGGATACCAAATATAGATAACTATATCCACCAGTGTTTCCTAACGGTTGGGCAGTTAGACACATTGCAATAGATGTTGAATCATATACACGATTACCTTGTCTATACTGTTTTCCAAAATTTATATTACCTATCCCCCCAACAAAAGTGGGTTTATTCCCACAACCAACTGTCACTTTAGTTGTGGGTTTATAAAATTTTCATCTGTACAAACGTATGTGCCATCGTATTGTGCTTTATACAAATGTTCTGCTAACAGTTCACAGCAGTTTGTTACAATGCCATTTCCAGCTTGCTTGTAAAGCTGACTGTCTGAAACCCCTATAGCAACGGCTTTTGCACAATCAATTTCTGTTAATCCCATCAGTTTCCAACACTCATTAGGTGTTAGCTTTCGTATACGGTAATTGCAAACAACTCCTGTATCGTTTGATTCAGCTTTAAGACACTTTGAATATCCCTTCATCGGTGGTCTATAACCGAAAGATTTGCTCTGATTGGTAACACATCCACTTACTTCCCCTTCAGAATCCTCAATAAATCTATCGTACATCTGTCTTTTCCATTCAGAATGGGTTATCTGAGGTTCTGAAATTTTTGGTTCTGTATTTCCACCATTACAGGTGTGTATCGTGGGAGAACAACCGTTGACAGAGTAATATCTTCTTGCCGATTCGTAAATCTTGTCCCATTTTCCACCTGACAAATTGCCTTCCTGTACACATTCGTTTGGGATTTGTTCAAAAACTTGTTTGGGCTGTTTGTAATCTGTGGCGACCAACGTTCCCATTATTGACTCTTTTGAATATACTAAATCCCGTTGCCCTATGGATCTACTAATAGGCTTTGTTGTACCTATTACGTTTTTTGAGAAGTCTTGTGATGTAAATTTAAATCTACTTTGCACATCTTCGCTAAGATAATATTTCTCCTCCACATTTTCATCAAGAATATCTTTAAGCCTTATTCCTATATCAAAAGGTTTGGGAAACACAAATGCTCCGTTATCAATGTCTTTGCGGATGCTGATTACAAATACTCTTTCTCTGTTCTGAGGGACACCACAATTTTTAGCATTGAGAACTTTCCAATAGGAATTAAATCCTAATTCGTCAAGAACAGAAAGCAAATTGTTGAAATCGTTTATGAATTTCTTGCCAACAAGATTTTTAACATTCTCAAACATTATGTATTTGGGAAGAGTTCCGTCATCTTTAGCTGTTTTTAACAGCCTAATATTTTCCCATAAAAGAGAACTTCGAGTAGAATCACTAGGTGACAAGCCTTTCATTTTTCCCGCAAGACTGATGTCGGTACACGGAAAACTGCAAGTCCATAAATCTGCATACGGTAGCTTTTCTATTTTGCTTATATCACCTAAATTATTAGATAATTTGCAGGCAAGCCAATACTTTTCTATATCGTTAGATTTTCTTCTTGCAAGTTTATCCCAATCGTATGACTTATTCTTTTCAGGCTCATAACCAAAATTTATGACTTTTAAATAAGCTGCCATTTCTTCTCTTGAAGGATAATCAGAATAGTTCTCGATCATCTCCTTAGTTAATCCACAATGGACTGCTGCGTAAGAAACTACTGCATCTTTGTTTATATCTGAAGTATTTAACACTTCTAAATCAAACAATCCTGAATTTTCAAATCCTCTTTCTTGACAACCAATACCTGAAAACAGGATATTTGCTGTCAGTTTAACTCTGTTTAGAGTATCAGTTTTATTTATTCTTTCCAATCTTCGTATTTCTACAGAATATGTACATATATCTTAACCGGTATTACTGTTAAATCCTTTCTGTATGTGTATCTCAGCGTTTGCAACCGCTTTGTTGTTAGTTATTTTGACGTAATGTTTTTAAGTCGATAAAACTGATCTTTAATCTGTCTCATCTACTTAATTTTCTAAATGTAGTTTTCGTATCTTGTGTTCAGAATTTAAAACACTATATGTAGTATCTATTCTTTCTGTTAGCTACAATATATAGATATATTTTGCCGATAGAATTTAAGTTTTATCGTTTGTTCTAATTGTGATATTGAATTTATCAAAGTCATCAGCATTTAGAACTATATCACCGTTTTTGTACTTCTCATGAGCTAATAAATAAGCATCCACTTTGCTGTCAGCTTCGATTTCAACTTTTCTTTTCAAAATTTCTCTTATTACTGCTTTATAGATCATAATACCTCTCTTATGTAATTAGTTTATCCATTTGATAACCGGATCGCCTTTAAAACCTTTTTCCCAAACGAACCAAGCATAACACTTAGCTGATGACATTTTCTTAGGAGTTCCGGACTCATTGTATATGATGTTTCCTTCTTTGTCTTTTGCTCGAAAATCACCATTTATGCCACATAAAATTCTGTTTCTGCAAACATACACTGTTTTAGGTGGGTACTTTTCAAAAAGTGATTTTCTTTTAGCACTTTCAAGGAATTGTATTGATAGGAAAAGAGCAAGTTTCTTTCCTTCTTTTAAAAGTGACAAAGAATGTTCAGCCCATTCTTTTGCATAAGAGTAAAGGGGGTTGGTTACTATATTGTCAGCAAGTGGGGCAGTAACTTTAAAGAAATCAACATTTCCCTGCCCATAACCTCTGTCAATTAAATCTGTACTTTTAACTTCATATCCACGGGCTTTTAATCTCTCAGACAAATGCCCCTCGCCACAAGCATTTTCCCAAATGCTACCCTCAAATGTTTCAACGTCACATAGAATATCGGCTGCTTTAGGCTCAGTGGCGTAATAATCGTGTTCTGCTCTGTCATGATCTGTATGGTTACTTGCACCTAAAGTAACAAAAGTTGTCTTTTTGTTACCTGTCCAGTCTTTGTTGTTACTCAAATTATTATTGACCTCCTTTTAAAACTGGCTTCGGCTCTTTATTCAAGACAAAAATCTAAATTTCATTAACCAAATTTCGTTGTTAGCAGTTAATATTTGCACTGAATTTTATATCAAAGGAGAAACACCAAAAACGCACATACAAAGGAATGTTATTTATCAGTGTTGCAATAACTGCTTTATAGTTTGCCAAATGGCAATTATATCTAAGAACTCTGGGATATAAAATGTAATAGTGTTTGATGTTGTTTTATGTTTAACGCCCAGATTATAGATGACGAATTTCGGGAAATAGTGCAATGGTGAATTTTGAGTTAATGCTTAGAGCGAATGATTGGTTGCATAACTGAAATTTCTATACAAAAGTATTTCATAAACTTATTATGTAGTAAATTTGATATGTTAGTGAACCTAATTGGTTGATTAACTTTCATTCAAACTTTTGCCCTGAATAAAGAGCCGAAGCTCTTGTATTTTACTTGTCTACATCATCAACTTCGGAAAGTTCATTCTTGTGTCTAATGATGAAATCAACTACAATATCTTCGAAACCATAGTTGACATCATATGTTGCTGAATAATTGACTTCTGTATTTATCATTATTCTTTCAATAAATTTGGATTTTTCTTCACAGTTAGCAATGGCATTCTTCATAATTGCCTTTGCTTTATCACCATCAAAAGTTCTCTCTTCATCAATTTCAACATCATAGTAATAAGGTATCTGAGTACCGTTAATGTCGAATTTGTAGTCTTTAGCTTTTTCCGTGTAACTAAGAGGAATTATACCTAAAGCTGTCTTTATTGCCTTACACATATTCTGATTGATTTTATTTGATTCAATCAAAGAGTCTATGTCAAAATCACAAGAGTTTTTTGCAATGTTAATCTGGCAAGTCAAATACTCTTTTTCAATAGACAGTTCCTTCATAAAAGCAATTAAATCATCAACAGTAAAAGGATTTTCATTGTCTATTGTTTCAACATAATCATCTGCATCGGGCTTAACTAATGAACGCTTATGAGTTTTTGTTGTCCTTAAACAATTTTCTCTACTTGTAATAGAGCAAATAGCATCTTCGGACAACTTATTCAAAAACTTCTGATAGCGAAACGCATCTTTTAAATTCATTTTTTCGTCCTTTCTGATTTTTATAAATCTTATAATTGGTTTCTTTAACATCTGTATTATACCACTTCATACCGATTTGTCAAATAAAAAAACATTGTATGTTTTAATAGTTTGTGATAAGTACTTCGCAATCTTTGCTACGATCTATTTTGTGATAATTACAGTTGTTATAATTTCCGTGTAAATAGTGAACATTGTACTTATGTAGCCATTCCTTTAAAATAGTGTTATCATATTTGAGGTTATTAGAAAGAGCAAAAAGAATACCACTGTTATCAGCTTCATCTAATAGTGTCAGTAGATTCTTTTCGTCTCCCTCAGTCCAACCATTCTGTTCGTTGTAGGAAGCAACAGAAGAAAAATACGGGGGGTCTGCATAGATAAAATCTGTTTCGGATAACTTATCTAATCGTAAATCTGTAAATGAATGGTTGCTGAATTTTATATTTAATGTTGATAGTCTGTTACAAAAGGTGATAAATTTTTCACGCAACACAGGATTGAAACTGCTTCTATCTTTACCAAACGGCATATTAAAATCGCCATTCTTGTTAAATCTAATTTGATAGTTAAAAGCATAACAAATCATAGCATAAAACACTAACGGATGCTTATTCTCTCTATTATAATAGTTTCTAAGTTGTAAATATCCTTTCTGATTTTCTTTTGACAACTGATATTCCGATACAAGTGTGTCTATGTACTGTAAAGAATACTCAATGGAATTTTCCTTTAGGAATTGCAGAAGTTCCACAACCGGTTCACAAATATCATTGTAAACTACTCTTTCAGAGCAGACATTAACACACAAATTACCCCCACCACCAAACAAATCAACAAATGTGTTTATACTTGTAGGGAATAAAGGGATAATTTCAGGTAATAATTTAAACTTACCACCAACATAATTTAGTGGACTTTTTATATATGGATTTTTCATATTCTACTAAGAGCAAAGCCAGCTTTATCGTGTACACAAACTCTTCACTCCTTTCGTTATTTAATTATCGGCAGATTTTATAATCGGTAATCCACCATTCCTTTTCTTCGGAATCAACCCATTTATCGTTAAGTTTCTTTTTCTTTGGTTGCTTATTCTGATCCAATACCTTTATAATATCCCCCCTCTTTAAAGGCTTGTCCTTAAATATCTTCTTGCTAATTTTCACAGGAATAGTGTTGCCATTAGCAAGGGCATAAAGGCTTAATTTTGGTGAGTAATCAACGTTCAAGTCTGTAACAAAACAGTACCCAGAATACTTTTTGTCTATTACATCCATATAGTCAAGAACTTCAAAACGTCTCTGTAGCCTCTCTTTTAGAGTAGATTTGTCTGTTATAAGAGAAGATAGATCCTCTATAATCGCTTTTGAATCTATACCCATAAAAGTCTTTACGGTTTCTTTTTCACAATACTTGCGGATAATATCAAAATCAATGTTTAGCGAAAAAGCCTTATCTTTTTTTATCTGCTTCGCAAATCCATCTTTTTTGTTCTTATAGAAGATTAAGAATATCTCAAGATATTTAGATAACAGTTTCATGTCACCATAATCGCAGAAATAATCAATATTTATCAAATCTTGGATACGGCTTTCGGATATACCATTCTCTTTTAATGCTACAAGCAAACTACAAAAATTAGGGTAGTTATTAAGACCTAATTGATAAAGAGACTCTGCAACAGATAAAGAAAAATTTTTGATTGATGATAAAGACGGGTTGATACATCGGGTTTTCTTGTCGATGCTAAATTTTCTGTTATCTAAGCCAAATTTGTATGTACCCACCTTAATTCCTGAATATTCGAGCATTTCCTTTTTAAAGGCTGATACTTTATCCTTGTTGCCTTTATCTGAATAATGCTGCATCATAACCGAGTAAAATTCATAAGGATAATGAGCCTTAGTGTAAGCCCCGTAAACTGAATCATAAGCATAGCTTAAGGCGTGTGAAGCATTAAAAGAATACTTTGATGCAGCTTCGATAATATCCCAAGTCTTTTCAAAGCCATCGGGTTTCCCTACGTTCTTTATCCATCCTTGTAACAACCTTTGTTTCAATTCAGCAAGCTCTTTTTCTTTAAACTTTTTCTTGCTTATCTTTTTGATAATTGCGTAAGTTTCTGTTTGTTCAATGCCAAGCCAACCTAAATATGTCATTATCGACTCTTGATACATCAGATAGTGAAAAGAGTCTTTTAACAGATTGTCAAGTTCTTTTACTCCTGTAGTATAAGGCTTTCTCTGAAGGAAATTTTCTAACTGGGTTTTAAAACCTGGTCGCAAAGCAGCAACCAAAGAAGTGAGTTCCATCATATTTTTAGGGCTATATTTTTTACAGCACTGAACTCCAAAATCTGATTCACACTGATTTATACCCAACGTGTAACCACTTGAATACACTTTCCAAGTTTCTTCATCATTATCTATCAATTTATCCATTTCTGGAACGGTAGGGGTTATTGTATTCGCTTCTTTGAAAATGTTGTTAATCGTAAGCCATATATCAACTTTGAGAAGATCATTCTTAACAAACTTATAATTTTCTGCCACCATACCATCAATAACGGTAGTTATAACCTCTTTTTTTGTTGCTTCTGATTTACAACGAATAAGTCCAATTTCACGCTTAATGTCCCCATCGTAAATAAGATACCCACACGGAGCTTGTGATTTTGAGTTAGTAATGCCTCTGAATTTTTTACTTTTATCAATATACTCTTTGTACTTTTTGTCTACAAAATCGTATAAATCAATGCTATCTTTTGCATCATCTTCTGCGTGTTTCAATGCTTTTTCGTAATCTTTGATCTGCTGAGTAATCTCATTAGAAACATCAAAATCAAGTCCTTGTGATTTAGCATAAAGTTTAAAAGCTGACGATACTTGCAAAGGCTTATATGAAATCATAGGGTAAGAATGCCCTTCCCCCATAACTTCTTTTTGTGCTTCGGCAAAAATTTCAACCGTTCCGAGATTAAGGTCAAGGTCAGGCAAACTAACGGTTTTTAGGATTCTTGTCTTTGACATAAACCTATCTGGATATAGCTTTACAGGTGCTATAAACCTATCAATGTTGCTAAAACCTAACAGGGAGTTCACATAATAACTTACACCACTGCCTCTACCCGTTTTTGTGATTACACCGCCATTTTCTAAGCCTATTCTAACGGTTTCATAGTCAATCAAAAAATAGTCTGTCATTTTTGTGCCGATAATGGCATCGAGTTCATAGGCTATTCCCTTTTCGTATTCTTCATACATTGATTGGGCAACATTTTTCTTTTGTTCTTCCCATTTAGAATAAACGAGATTTTTAAGAGTTTCGTCTCTCCATTCTTGAGATTTGTTACCTACCCACTCGCCGTTAAAACGATAATTTTTCGGCAACTTGACTTTTTTGTCAAGAATAATATCTTCAAAATCAAGAAGAATGTCTGTATTTTTTATACATTCATCAATCTCAGATTCAGATAACACTCCTTGTTCAAAAAGTCTTTTTCTTACTTCTTGTTCATCGGGGTAATCCATATACCAACCCTTTTCGTCATCGTCATAGATAATACCTCTGCCATCGAGGTAATTATCACGTTCTACAGACTGATTAGGATAAATGTAATGACTATCATATCCGAAGATCAACCCAATTCCCATCTGCTTTGAGAGTTTCAATATTCTTTGATTTATCTGCTTTTGTAATGAAGTATTATGATACTGGATTTCAAGGAAAAAGTTATCTCCAAAATGATTATGAAGTTTCTCTGTGATTTCTTCTATATCCTCGTATACCCAATATTTCAAGCAAGCTGTTGTTGCAACAACATTCTCAGGTTTAATTTTTAAAAGTAAATCAATATCTATCCTCGGCTGTCCGTAAAAGCCATCTATACTGGCAATTGAAAGAATTTCGTTAATATCTCTTCTTCCTTCTTCGTTTTTTGCAAGTAAGATTATATGGCAATTTGTTCTATCCTTAACGGTTTCGCCGGGGATTTCTTTGCCCGTCTTTTTATCAATCTTGGGATTTTCTAATAAACGGTCTTTTACCCAATAGGCTTCAGCCCCGAAAATAAATTTGAGTTTCTTTTTTTTGTATTCTTCCTCAGTAATTTCCCCTTGTTCTAATTTCTTGTAAAGTGAATCGTTGTGCTTTTGCACCAGTTCATAAGGTATGTAATAGTTACCTTGATAGCCGTGTTCAACGCTTGAAATAACATTCTGTCCTAACTCAATTGCCCTATTGACATATTCTTCATAAGAAACTGTGCAATCGGTTACAAGAACGTTACTAAAAGATGTGTGTTTGTGATAATTTTGCATTTCTCACCTCATCAAACATAAGAGTCAGTTTCGGGATTATATACTTTTTCTTCTGCCAATTCTTTGGTTATAGGTTGTGGCTTATATTCACAGGCGTGATTACGCTGACCGCATAAATAATTGCAATAATAAAAATCGGGATTTGGACACCAATGTTCTTCATTTTCAATCATTTTTAAAGTAGTTTCAGCCCAATCAATTGATTCATTGTATTCTTTCTCATCGAATGGAATAGTTAGCCAATCTCTTTCTTTAAATAAATTCCAACTTAGTTTAGATACTGACCCATACTCCTTTATAATAGGAATAGAATAAAGATAAAGCTGTCTTTTAAATGACAAAAAGTGTTCTTGATCTTTTTTACTTACTTGCCCATTTTTTAATACTTTCATACTTGCAGATTTATGGTCTATTATAATAATTTCGCCAGTAGCCTTATCCTTTACTAAAAGATCAATATAACCAACAAATTTCTTATTGACTATAGTAAATTCAACCTTCTTTTCGACACCTAAAATCTCATATTTATCGACATCCAAATCTATGTTGTCAAGATAATCAAGTCCCTTGTCATAATAAGACTGTTTCATATCAACATACTTATTAGGAGGAGCATCATGAGGAATATTCTCATTAAAATGTTCCTCATAATAACTGCTCAATTCAAAAATTGATAGCTCTCCTTTGAGATATTTTTCAAGGATTTTATGTAAAAAAGAGCCGTATTCCCCAAAGAAACCATTTTCCGCATCATTGCAATCAACATATCTTAATTTCCACTCATAAGGGCAATTATAGAAAGAATTAAGCCTTGAAAAGCTCCAAGTCATTGTGCTTAATATAAATTCATATTCGTTATTCATCAGGGAACACTTCCTTTCTGTTCTTTTCTACATATGGCAAAAGCGTTGTATAAACGGTTTTATCCCAACCGTAAACACGATCATATTCTTCGTAATTTGAGTAAAACCGTCTGTCTATAGTGTCGTAGAATACAGGGATTTCTTTTGTCGAGCCAAATATACGGTCTTTTATGATAGTAATAATTACATCAAATCCATAATATTTGTTTGATACATTTTCTTTGTCAGATTCTTTTACTCGCTTTAAACCAATTGTTCTCGTAGCAAGGTTTACAATATTCTGACTACCGGCAACATCAAACAGCCCTATATCTGCCCCACCTTGTATCTTTCTTGGATGGGCTATACATACAACCGCAACATCATATTTCATTGAAAACTTAATAAGCCTATTCATAAAATCGGTTTGTGCTTTATTTGTATCAGCAGTATCGGCGCGAAGTTGGACGGTCATTAGGTTGTCTATTATAAAAAGTCTTAATCCTTTTTTAGTAGCACATAACTCCATACTCTCAAATAGTTTGTCCTCACTGTTTTCTTCCTCATCTTTGTAGATAAAGAATGAATCGTCATAATGCTGAGTTATATTCTTTTTTGCATCGTCATTCACTATGTAAAAATCGTTGCCATTAGCAAGCCTAATTGAGTGCATATTTCTTCTTCCTGCTGCTACTTGCGTAAACCACCCTTTACTCATACCATTTAGAAGTTCTCTCGAAAACAAGAATGTCTTGTAACCGTTATCCATTGCCATTAAAACAATCTGATTAAGGAATGTTGTTTTACCCGCACTCGGAAGTCCTGTTAGGAGTGTTACTCCTCCTGTAAAGATTTTCATCAGTTCTTTATCAAGTTCTCTTATACCCGATTCAAAACCATCCATTTCTGTAGGATTAAGTTCTTTGATTTCGGAGAGTTTTGCAACCGAAGTAATTGGAATATCTTTAGCAGTATTTATAAGTTCAAGCAAATATTCTTTACCTTTACATTGGATTATCTCATTCGCATCTTTTACTGGATACATCCTACCAGTATTTTTATACTCTAACTCAGATGGAACTTCAACATATTTGCATTTCATAGCACCTAAACGGTTGATAATCTCACTTCTCATTTTAAGACCAGCTCTGTCACCATCACTAAAAACTATAATTGATTCAAACTGTTTTAGCCAATCCCACAGATTCTCTATCCACCCCATACCCTGAGACCCCTTTAAAACAGAAACGCAGTTTAAATACCCTGCTTCAATTACACTTGCACAATCAATCTGCCCTTCAGTAATAACCAACGGCTTTGTTGTATTTACTCTGTTCATATTAAAGAGAATATCAGCGGTGTCAGCATCTTTCTGAAACCAACACTTATTCTCTTTTGCTTTAAAGGGTTTTCGATAGTTGACAACCGTTAGAGCGTCAAACTGATCGTATGAGTGAAAAGCAATATTACCGTTGCTATCAGAACGAATATCAAGGTAATCTATTGTAGCTTTACTGATTCCACGTTTGCCAAGATAGTCATAAACTTTACTCATATCGTTCTCACGAGATTCTTCGTGTGGATATTTGTAGCCATGTAATGTTTTGATGTGTTGTTCTGGACAAGAAAACTCTATATTCGCCTTATCGCATAGTATCTTAACAGCATCAACAAATGTGTTGCCTTTTTCTACAAGAACGTCTATAAGATCTACGGTACGATTGCACCCGAAACAATGGTATGAATACTTTTTAGGGTTGTAAATAAAACTCGGCGTATCTTCATTGTGATAGGGGCAACAAGCTTTCAAATTCTTTTCGTCAAAATTATCTAACTCAAGCAATTCTGCCATTAAAATAGCATTTTCATCCCCAAGTTTTTCTTTTGCTCTCTCAATAATTTCCTTGTCTATTAGCAATAAACCACCTACCTTTTATTAAATTCAAATTCCCAAAAGAGCCTTCGTAATCCATACAAAGCCTGTACTGGTCTGCCATCGTAATAGCTTAAAGAACCTGTTAATTTTGATTCTATAAAATCAATCGGAACTTTGTATTTGAATACCAATGTATTTATAACCTTGCATACCATTGGGAATTTAGTTTTATCTTCACAAATTGTCATATATAAATCAACGCATTTTAAGATTTCTTGTTTCATTCCTGCACAATCCCAATGATAACGTCTTTTGTTTAAAATCACGGCTTCGGAGTCTTTGACTCTTTCACCGTGATGTAAACAATATTTATAAGCACAAACGTAATCTTTTTCTTCTTTAATCTTGTCCATTAAGCAAACGGAAAGTCATCGTCATCATCTGCACTTACTACAGAACTTTCTGAATGTGCAACCGATCCCTTATCTGCCGAAGTTACTGATGAACTGTTACTATCTGAAGTTTTCTTGCTTTCTGCAAACTCCACATTTTCAACAGCAACATCTGTTGTATAAACCGTATCACCATTGTTGTTTGTATAACTACCTGTCTGAATATGTCCTTCAACAACAAACTTCGTACCCTTTAATCCATACTTACCAATAAATTCAGCAGTCTTACCAAAGGCAACACAGCTAATAAAATCTGCCGTCTGCTTTGCATCTTCTTTTGCAAATCTTCTGTCAACAGCAAGAGTAAACCTCACCACCGTTGTGTTGCTAGCTTCTCTTATTTCAGCATCCTTTGTAAGCCTACCCATTAAAATACACTTATTCATTTTTATCCTCCTTAGTTGGTTTCAATATTCTTAATAGCTTCTAAACACTTCTTAGCCTTTTCAATATCCTTTATTGCATTTGGATTGCCATTGGCAACGAAAGACTTCAATGTTGTCATAAGCGTTTCGTTCTTCTGCCCACCAAGCTGTGTGCATACCGAAACGATTTCCTTCTTGATAGACTTTAATTCGTCTTCAACATTATCAGCAGTTTCTTTTTCTCTTACTACCGGAGTATACCCTTCCCCTGAGTTTGCCCACTGAATTATCTTCTTTCCGTGATTTTCGGTTAAAAGAGTTGCTCCTTCGTGTTCAAAAATATGAGTGTTATCTTTCTGTACTTCTGCACAGTTGGTTTTTTGGTCTATTAAAAATGTTGCTGTAAATTCATATTCAAAACCATCTCTCTGCTTTGCACCAACACCTAACTTCTGAACGGAAGTCTTACCTCTGTCATCTTTGCTGACTTCGTACTGATCCTTACCTCTCATTGTTGCAATGATATGTATAGGAGAATCAGCAATGGCATTTATAAATTTATTATGACGGGGGGTAACCTTGCTCCATGCCTGATAAGTACCTCCTGCCTGTTGCTGTAATTCAAGACAACCGCCCTTACCTTCCCATTCGTGAGAAGAAGAATCAATTATAAGAATGTCATAACCTTCGGCAACAGCGAAATCAATCAACTCCACATACTTTTCAGGATTGTGAGGAGCTTCTACATCAACTATATCGTAATCAAATTCGTTTGCGTAATAATAACCACGCTTCTGCTCTGTATTTGCAAGCAAAATTCTCGCCTTCTTACCAGTCTCCTTTTCGATTTCTTCAGCCATACCCGTTGCTAATCTAAGGCTACCATAAGTCTTACCACCACCCGATGGTGCCATTAACGCAATCTTAGTATAAATCTTTTCTCTCTTAGCCTTCTTAACCTGAAACGTCATTTAATCATCCTTTCAATAAAACAAATATTTTATCTATATAAACAGCCTTTTCAGACTGGAATAAAGAATTTAAATCTATATAAAAGTGGCTTTTCCTATTACAAGTACACGCCACCGATGCACTTATAAATCTTATAATTGGTTTTTTTGCACAGCATATAATAACACATTTTTAGAAAAAGTCAAATAAAAAACTTTGATTCTTATGAATTTTTATCGTCAATAAAAATATTGACAGAAATCCAATCTTTATCTTTTGCTACATTAGCAAAACTTCTTTTATTGTCAATAAATCTATCTATCTGAATTTCAGATTTTGTGTAAGAATCTTCGATTCCTATGGAGATGTTGCCATCCCCACAATTGCTATTAATATCATAGTGCAAAAATAAAAGTTTCCCGATCATTGTAGAGATTTTATTGAACCCATTTCCATCTTTTGATTTTGCAAAAAAAGCAATATTAGCATTCATTATTCTTCCCATCCAAACGTAATTATATTCACTTCCTGATGGCAACGTGGACACACCTTACTTGATAGATACACGTCATATCCTTGATATTCGCCAGCATATTCTTTCTTTTCTTCTAAGTCGCACCAGTAACCTGTCCAGTCACATTTTGGATTTATACATTCATACATCTTTAAAATTCTCTCTCGTAATCGTTAAGTCGTTGCTAATATTTATAGCTTTTGTGGTTATGTTGAGATTAAGAAACTCATCGTACTTGTACTTTCCGATAACCCAGCTTATAACATCCTTGCCACCCATAATCATATCAATAGCATTCTCACTAAGCATCTCGCTATCGGTTTCTGCTATAGCAATCATCTCACTATCATTCTTATTTCTTATCCGTACCACATCTCCCTTGCAAATTTTCTCATTACAAGGTACGTTAAATGTATATCTCTTCTTGGATGGATCTTGTAAAAATCTTACCTGTACTATATTGCTCATTTCTTTTTCCTTTCCGTTTCTAAACACATTTCTGATCGTCTCAATACGCTCTATCCTTTCTTCTATGGTTAGTTTACTCATTGCACTCATGTCACCTTTCAATTACGCACTTACCGTCTGATTCTCTATAATGTGTCATTAACCATCTTGCAAATCTGTACAGATTATGTTCAGTAACATCTACCCACGAGCTACCTCGACACATTCTATTAGAGAATATTTGCCAAGCGATCTTGATTTCGTACTCACAATCAGTGTTAAACTCATCTTCATCTTCTGCATTAGCCATTAGATATTTAATAATGGTGGATACATCGCCGTCATAGATATTTGGTTTGCACATCCACTGAATCGAGATTTCTTTACCCATTTTTAAACTCCTTGTTTTTAATCTCAATAACCTCGTCAAGCCCCAGTTCTTTCTTTAAAAGTTTGAGCAACAACTCTCTGTCCTTTTCGGAAATCTCAAAACCTTCCATTTCAGTAGAAGCTATTGCGTTGTTTAACGCTCTTTCTATGTCTATTTCTGGGGCAACTTCTATTCTATCTATAATTTTGCTAGCACCTCTTATCTCACTAAAATCGCCTGTTTTACAGGTAAATCTAACGCAATGGTGTATATCATCAAAAAGTTCTTTCCGTGATATAAGTCCACCAGCTCTTTTTATATAAGCCATTTTTTGTCCTTTCTCCAACGTTTATTAATTCTTCTATTTATGTACTTGTTTTTCCATTCATCATAGTCCATTTGAATTTCTATACATACCATACCGGTTATAAAAAATCCTAAAAGACCTACGCCACACAAAACACCTAATACTTTAGTAACGATTTCTATCACAAGATTGCACACTAATATTATCTCTGTTGTTGCAAGCACTAACTCTATGATAAAAGCAATCATCGGTGCTTTGTTCATACGCATTTCCCTTATCTCATATCTTCTCTCTAAACTGAGATTTTTCTTGTTGATTTTAATTTCTCTTGCCATATCTCCCCTTCTTTTTAACACATTTATATTAGATGTTTTCAATATTACATCAGGGATTTTTGCTTTCTGTATATTGTATCTTTTTGCTACTTTTCTCAAAAACCCAAAAATAACAATGAAACTTTCTTGCGTTTTTTTGATTTTTTAGTTGCCAGTTAGCAACTATCCGATTTCTCGCTAAAAGTATAAACAGGTCTTTTGGATAAAACCCTATCTTTACAGCTTCATTCATAATGAACACATGAGACATATATTGTTTGCCACTGCTTATTTTATCTTGACATTTAAAAATCAATATTCCTTTATCTTTTAATAACCGGTACGATTCTCTCATACTGTCTATGTAAAACTGATGAAGATCCTGCTCAGACGGATAAACTCCAAATCTTTTATTAATCTTATTGGACTTAGTATCTTCTGAAAGAGATTTTCCTGTTGTTGCTAAAAACGGAGGGTCAAACATCTCGCAGAAAATGGATTCTGATTTCAAAGGAAGATGTCTACTGTCGCCAAATTCGACTCCTTCTGCTTGAGGATTTATATCAAACTTATATATAGGTGTATCAATTCCTGTGTTTTTATAAAAATTCCCCTTGCTATATGTAGGGTCTAAATCTATTTGCTTATTTTCTACATGAAGTGAAAGAATATTTTTTATGATTTCCGACTGATCGTAAGATACACTTTTTATTATTTAAATTCCTCCATTCTATAGTTGCTCTAATGTGATGGGTTGGATTGAAAAGAGTCTCATGTTATTTAACAAGTAGATCAAAGTTAAGAGCCTGTGATTATTTCTACAGGTTCTTTTCTTTATAGATAAAATGTTGATTTTAATCTCTCTCGACATATCATAAACCTAACATCTTTTTCTCTTTTTCGCTCATTTTATCATACTGCCCTTCTCCATATTCAAAATACTGGCATTCAAAGTTATCGTACTTATCTTTACTCCGATATGTATCCATCAGATTTTTGTTTCTATCACAGTAATGTCTGATACAGAGAAATCTTCCCCATTCCTGATCATAACCTTCGACACCATGATTATATTTGCACCAATGGCAAGTTTTTGTTACATTAGGAGTGGCGAATGGATCGTCTTGGTTTTTCGTTCTTTCGTATATCACACGGAAGGCTTTCCCAACTTCTTTTGGCGTACTAAAAATATACATCCCAATCCTTTCTAATTGTCGCTAAAAATATATGAAATTTGTGACACTTAATCAAAAAATGCTATGTATATAAAACTAACATTTTATCGCTTGTCAACTACTTCCTCTAAAATGCCACCTATCTCGGCTATTATTATGCCGAGAGCTAAAGGCAAGACATTACCTACAACAAGTGCCGCACAGCCACCAACCATCCGTATTACAGACTTTGATAAACTGATTATAAGATGTCCCTTACTGTTCATTTTACCTCCTTAATGACGTCATCGACAATTTTGTTACACGTTTCTTCACTTGAAATTACAATATCATAACCGATATGATATTCATTCAATTTGTCGAGAATTTCCTGTTTTATAAGAAATGCCTCTTGCTCGTTGTGTAGTCGCCCTTCATTTTCGTATGGGTGATTTCTTACTAAGAAGTAATTCTTGTTATTGTAAGAGTTAAAAATATCCAACACCGTGGCACGAAAATTTTCTCCAAGCTGTTTATCATACACCGCCGATAATATTAACGGAGAATCGACAACCATAACTTGCACTTTATCTTTTACTCTACCCATCTTAAACAACTGCTTGCCAAATATGTATTCTTGATGTCTAAAAACTTCGCTATCGTTTTCCCACACTTTGTCTTTTGCAAACTCTGAAACATACTCAGCCGTTATTCCGTTCCTTTTTAGTTTAGCAGTAATATCCATTGCACAAGTGCTTTTTCCTGCGGAAGGTTCTCCGAATAAGTTAATTACTATTGTTTTCATTCTGTATCCTTGTTTTCTCCTTTTTATTCATTCTATATAATCGTCATACAAAAGCAAACAGTGTTCTGTTGAATCGACAATAATGTCGGTGTCTATTTTTTCACTAAGGCATATAAGATCAGCTACGCTCTCAACCTCTATAGCAACTGTGCCTCGTATATTATTTTCGTCCAAAAATCTGACATAAGGATTATAACTTTTTAATTCTGGGTATCTGTACAATATGGTTTCAGGCTCGTCATGGTAATGTACACTTTTAATCTCAATTCTCATAATTTTAAAATCCCTTTAACATTCCACTCACAAGGTGGAAGTTCGTTAAACAAATAAGAACATTGATTACAAAACGGGCATTCGGTACAGTTTTGATTTGCAATTGCAGAATTTGCAACTAACGTCTTAATAGATTTAAACGCATCACCCGCACTTGCCTTTAGAGAATATCTCTCGTATTTTTTGCAATTTGAGGGGTTGTCAAATTCTTTACCATCATAAGCAATATACTTTGTTGTCATATAACCGCCTCAATTCATTAAGTCAGACACGGCTTTATTTACCATATCTTTAATGGCTTTTGTTTTTATTAATCTCTCTGCTAACTTGTCCGAAGTTTTCTCTATTATTTCGTCCTTATATTCTTTGATAAAAGTCTCAGAACACTCCTCTACCAGATTTTTTAATCTGTTTGTGTAATCCCATTCTGTTGGCTTTTTATTGCCGGTTAGCTGTTTCATAATATCTTGTCTTATACTGTTTACGATTTGCTGTGACGCTGTAGTTACAACAGTTTTCTTTATCATATCGTCATCAATATTGATGCCAAATTGTAAAATATGTTCCATTTTTAAATCTCCTTTAATTTCCTAATTTCAATATATTATTTTCGTGCCAATAGCAAGGCGGATGGTCGTTGAAACACGAATCACAAATTGACGTTAGTGGACATCTATCACAATTACCTAACGAAAAGATAACTTTATTTGACGCTATCACCTTTAGTGCCTTAATTAGATCTGGAACTTGCAAATTATCTAATTCATCTTCATATTCTCTGCATTCATCTTCGTCATAGAACTCTATTCCGTCACAAGCAACATACACTTCTTTAGTTATCATAAAATTTCTCCTCTCACTATTTCATAATCATCGGGAATTTTGTAAAAAACCTTATCACAAGATTATCGTTAGTATAGATAATTGTTTTATATCCAAATTTGTCTTGAATTTTCTTGTTTATTCGTTTCTTTTTATGACTTTTACATATTACTACACTTTTTATTTCGTGTTCTTTATAGATAGAGGTTAATTGTCCTACAAAAGCCAATGTTTTTGCGTATAAGAGTGTATTCGGTTTCCTTCTGGGTGTGGATTTCGGCTCGCCACCACTGATAGGCTTTACATCCATTGAATTGCTAATCGTTTTAATTAATTCACCAGATTCCTTGTTGTATATCTTTATTGATTCTATTTTGCTCATGTATAACCTCCTTGCGATAAAAGACTTGTTTTGTTTTTTACACATCTATATACAGCAGAATAGCCTTTTTAAAATAACCACTTGCAATTCTCTGCAAGCACAAATTTACTGAATAGTCATCTTTATACCTTGTATATAACTCATTTCCGTTTTGCAATAAATAATCTTCTTTGAACATATCCACGTCAGTGTAAATTTGTCCGTCCCACTCCGCATATCTTCCTATGTCCACTGAATCAAACCTACCATAAAACGAGCTATAATCATCACAGCAGTTTTCGATATATACTACAGGAACTATAGGCAATTCTGGATTTTCTTGAACAAGTCGTATTAATTCTTCATTTACGCCCATGAGATGACCCCTTATCTGTTTAAAATATTTACCCACCCGTTATAATCTCATAGATTACATCATCGTGATAATACCCCTGTCTGTCACGAATAGCATCTTTTAATATGTGCTTATTCCCGTTGTATTTCTCACAAAATTTATCGTAATGCTTTTCAACAGGGTTTCCGCCAACCATGCGCCATTCGATTCTATGTATTTTATAATCACGAATTAGCTTTCTAATTTCACGGTAAACGTCAGTTCCTATCGTCTTATTTTTTCTATCAAAAGAAAATAATCCAATGTTATTGACGCAGGAAGCATACCAATCGACATGATATGAGAAATAGCCTATCACCTTTCCCTCATTTACAATTGCGTACTGACACAAAGTACCGTCATCGTTATTTTCAAAATTCGGAGTATAAAACCCCAACGTTCCAGTGTATAAAAACATATCTTCGTTATAAATATAGTTTGAAATTTCACGTTGGATTTCTTCTTTGTATAATAAAGCTGGTTTTAACATTTTGTATCCTCGTCCATCTTTGCTCCGCAGTTAGGACAGTATTTAGTGGATATATTGAAAGAAATGTATCCACAAACAGAGCATTTCCAAAGCAATGTTTCCCCGATCCCTGATGCTGATGGCAGACTGCATTCATATATCCAATGCCCGTGTATTACTGGTTCAACGTCAGCGGGTGTTGTACGGTCTATCACGTCTAAAAGTGTTGAACTATTGGTCAAAAAATGTTTCGCCCATAGTTTAAAAGCCTCTTTTTCAAGATATTCAGCCATTGTTCGTACCTCCTATTAACTTGGAATTGGCATTTATGTATCTAGGCATCAAATCTAGCCCATCCACTGCATAACCACCCACCTTGCCTTCAAGTTTTACAACGGTCGTTCCACAACACTCCCACGGTTCAGAATCAACCGTCCATACTTTGCCTTTATTTTCTGCACTTACCCAATATTTGTCATTCATAATGACTTTATCACCGATTTTTAGATTATCCATTTATTCTGCCTCCTATCAGCTCAGGATTATCGTAAATGTTGCCGATAACTTCAACGTCTGTTTCAAAATCATAAATATCCACGGGCAGAATGTCGAAG